TCAAATGCACTAGTATCTATGTAATAAGCAGTATCGTCTCCTTCAGCAGGAGCACATACAATGTCTTCTCCCCATGCATCAACACTCCATACTCTAGGAGATACTTGTGTTCCTGCTACACCAGAAGTTCTTGGAGTGCCCCATGTTGATTGACCCCATAAACCAGAACCCCAACCAAAAGCTGTTGAACCATCTTCAGATCCATTACTTACTATGTAACGAATAGTCATTGCCCCTCCACCAGTCTGAGAACCAGAAGAAGCAGTGCCTGATATAGATGCTCCTGTTCCAGATACAGCAGTTAATGAATATGTAGATGCGCTAAGATATTTACACAAGTACTCGCCAACAGTTAAAGTGATACCGTCAAGAACAACTTGTTCGTTGTTAGTGCCTGATAATGAAGTAATTAATATTCTAGATTGTGGATCAGTTTGTGCTATTGAGTTGCTTGAGTCAGTAATAATTACAGTAGAAGAACCAGCTGCCCCTGTAGTTATTTTGTCAGTTAAAACAACTGGATCAGTTTTAAAGGGTGTAATGTCATAACGAAAACCATGAAGTTCTGCGTAGACGTGCGTGGTTGTAAAGTAAAATAAATATTTATTTCCTTGAAGATCTTTGTGTTGAAATATTTTTCTGCAAATTCCAGGAACTGTATTGATAGTGGTTGTAGTATCTACGTCAGTTACATAGTTGTATTGTACTAATACTCCATCTCTATATACCCAACCGCCTATTTTTTCTGGAGCGCCCGAGTTAAAGCGCACAAGATCAGCATCCGTGTAACGAAGCTGGGCTTGATAATCCGTAATATCACTGACAATTCCTGCTGGTGCGGTAAGCTTTACTAACGAGCCCATAGTTGCTCCTATTTAGTTTAACTTAATGAATTAATATCAAATGAATTGTCAACTGTATCAACTGCTGGTGGGTTTTGGTGATTATTATGTTTTTTTGCAAACATATCATCCCAATGTGCCTCATCCATAAGTGTCAATAGTTCAGCTTTAGTATAGCTACCTGGTGCTTTAGATGGTGTGTCTATCTTTTCAGATTTATTAAATGTATGAGAAAAGTCACCATCGGTATATTTATACTCAACGGACCATTGTGTTACATTACCATCAGCATTTATTTTAGGTTTAGCTGATACCCATTCTTTAGTTACTGCCATATTATTCTCCTTTTAGAGTGTTTACTTCATTTTGCAGAGTTGTTACTTGTGCGGACAACTCTTGTACCGCTTTTATCAATGGATAAATAAATTGACCTTCCCTTAAGCTTTGACTGTCATCTTCATCTAAATCCCATCCAGTAAATTTGTCGTGTCCAACTTTATCCATAGCTGATTTAACTTCTTGTGCAATTAAACCATATTGTAAAGTTTCTGTATCTTTAGCATTTGTTTCTGTTTTGTGTTTTGTTAATTCTTCAGGAACAGTTGTAGTATCTTTCCATTTAAAAGTTACTGGTCTTAATTCATTAACAAACTCTAACCCAAGATCAGTAGATGTAATATTATCTTTTAATCTTTCATCTGATGATTGTGTCCAAGTAGCACTTGAAGCAAAGTCTGCAAAAATTAATGCACCAGATTTTCCAATAGCTACTCTATTTTCAACAGTCGCTATATTGTTTCCCAAAACAATCGCATTAGCTGTATCAGTTGCACTAACATCTGTGTTATGACCTATACAAGTATTATTGCCACCATCTACACTATTGTTGCCTGCATCTACTCCCATAAAAGTATTTCCAGTTGCAGTAGTTAATGTTGTTCCAGCATCATAACCTACAACAGTATTAGACGCACCAGAAGTGAGTCTGTATAAAGCAAAATTACCAATTCCTGTATTTTCACTTCCAGTTATATTGGCATCATATCCAGCTCTAACCCCAACAAAAGTATTACCAGCGCCAGTTGTTGCATTAAATCCAGCTTGATATCCAACGTATGTACATTCAGCTCCCGTTGTGTGGTCAGTTCCAGCTTGATACCCTAATGCAGTTACACCATCACCAGACGTTATTCGTTTTAGTGCAAAATTTCCTACGGCAACATTGTATTCTCCACCATTAACTCCTGTGTCCATAGTCTGTAATCCAATGGCCATGTTATGGCCTTCTGTATCACCAGTCTTATATGCCTCTCTACCTATTGCAGTTATACCAGCACCACTTGTATTAGCTTTTGCAGATTCAGAACCAAATGCAGTAAGTTCGTGAGCTGTGTTTACATAACCAGTCCTGTAACCCATAAGTGTAGCATTTTGTGCTGACACCATATCCTCGCCTGCTTCCATTCCTACACATGTATTTTTAACACCAGTAGTTGTGGCGTGTAATGTTCTTGCTCCGATACCAATATTCGTATTACCAGATGTCATATTTTCAGAAGAATTTGGTCCGATACCAATATTGTTTGAACCAGTTACAACACCAGTTCCAGCAGCATTGTTTCCTATAAATACATTACTAGCTCCTGTAGTTAGAGCTGTTCCAGCTTGATAGCCTATTGCAATATTTTCATCACCAGAAGTCAAAGCATCTAGTGTGTAGTTTCCAACTGCTACGTTGTATTCTCCACCTGCTAAACTACCTCCACCTAATGCATCAGTACCAATTCCAAGATTGTGACTTTCAGTATCAAATCCATCACCAGCAGCTCTACCAATCATTATATTGTTGGCACCAGTTGTTACTGACACTCCAGCAGATGAACCCATAAATATACTATCAGTAGCAGATGTTAAAGCTCGTGCTGCTTGGAAACCAACTATAGTATTATTATTTCCTGTCATAGTTCCCGTATCACAAGCATCTGCACCTAATATTGTATTAAAACTTGCAGTAGTTAATCCTTTTGCGGAAGTGTATCCAAGTATTGTGTTGTCAACTCCTGTAGTTAATGCTGTTCCAGCTTCATATCCTACTGCTACGTTGTTATCTCCAGAAGTTAAAGCATCTAGTGAGAAGTTTCCAATAGCAACGTTGTATTCACCACCAGCTACACTACTACCAAGAGCAGCTTGACCAATCGATAAGTTGTGACTTTCTGTATCAGCACCAAAATTAGCTTGAACACCTATTGAAAGATTACTAGACCCTGTAGTGTTTGCAGTTAAAGATTCTTTACCGATTGCCACATTATGGTCACCAGTCGTAATAGCATCCATGGCTGCAAAACCATAAGCAGTATTATTTTCTGCTGAGTTATCTGTACCTGACACATCGTGTGTGTATAAAGAGTTGTTTGATGATACTGAATAAAACGGAATACCAGCAACACTAGTAGCTGTACCAGCTGCACCTATTGTACCACCAGCACCTGAAGTTAATGCTCCTGTGATTGTAGCAGCGCCAGAGGTAGCTATAGTTGTTGTAGATAAATTGGCTAAGGCATCATGAATTTCATCAGAGCCATCATTATAAATCATTTTATCTTTACCTGCTGCTAATGAAACGGTCGCCGCTCCAGTGCCAGTAGTTAAAGTAAGAGTTGAATTTGAATCGTTTAGTACGTGATATGTTTTTTCAATGTTTGGAAACGTAATAGCTTGTGTGCCCCCAGCTGTACCAGTGAATACTAAAACTTTATTACGACCATTCTCATCAGCATAAGAAGTTGGTTGTGCTGTAAAAGTTAAAGAGGTTGCACCAGTGACAGCAACAGTTGCTAAACCGTCAGCTGCATCTTCTAGTCTTTCCCAGTTCTGATTAGTTTGATCACCCCAAGCGTTTGCGTTCTCGCCTGTTGTCATTAGTCTTATTCCAAGACTGGACCATGTTGATGCCATATTATGTTTCCTTTAAATATTTATTATGTTATTCTTAAAATTGCGTTTGACTCATCTGCAGTTGGGAACTGAATAGTAAATGTTCCTCCTGCTACAGAATAATCTGCACCAAAATCAATCACCATTACTGCTGGATCTCCAGATGCTGAGTCATTATAAATGACGCAACCTCTTGTAGTAAATGTAGCAGAAGTCCAAGACGTGTCTGCAAAATCTGTCAAAGCAGTTGTAGTTGTGCTTGTACCATTTGTAGGTGTTACATTTGTTAATGTATTACCTCCTGTAGTATAACCGTTACCATTTGCTAACTCGTCTGAGTTACCTGTGATTGTTGTGTATGAAGTCGTGCCCGCATTATAAGTGCCTGTTTGTGAAGCATTTGCTTTAATCAAAGCCACTTTCATAGTGTTTCCACTAGTAGTAGTAAAATTATGCGTAGCAGTCATTAGCTCTTTTTTAAATGTTGAGCATATTGCTGATGTAATTGCCATTATCTATTTTCCCTTATTCTTGATATTTCGTTAAGTTCACCTTGTACCAGTGTAGAATTCCTCATTCTTAATTGTTCTTCAGAAGCTAACACTTGTGCTGCCCTCTGATATAATTGTTGATACTTGGCTAATTCCTGGTCTGCTTTCATAAAAGTAGCAGCCTCTATTAAACAAGCATATAACAAAGCATCTCCACAATAATCACTCAAATAGGTGTTTGCTTGAGATGAAGATAACCCTGTTGGTCTTATATTATAACTGATCTCTAAGGTTTTGTCAACCGATGAAGTGGGGGCAAATATGATATTTGTCTGTCTATCTGATGATGTATAAGTAGTTCCATCATTTGTAAATGCCCAGTAGTATGGTTGATCTGTTTGTGTTGCGTTAGTACCAGCTCTCCAATATTCGCGGATAAATGATTCGTCTTTTTGATAGATCCAATCACCATTAGCTACTCTAACCCATCTCATTGCTACTAAATCTTGAGGCACAGCTAACAGGTTAGTATTAGCTGACAAAGTAGCACTGGTTGTTTTTTGGCCAGATGTAAAATCAATGTCTTTGTACATACGTTGTTCTGCCAACTGTATGCATAAATCTATTGGAGCTACACCAGATCCTGTTGCTGCGGTAAATTCTGCCGCATCGTTTTCCATCCAATCTTGAATGGCTTGTTTTAAAGTTGTATACGTAAACATTATAATGCTCCTCCCTGTTGTCCGTATCCCCAAGCTCCTTGACCCCAAGTACCTTGAGACCATCCACTAACTACTGGAGTTACTGAGCCTTGAGCTGAACCAGCTGCTATTCCGGTAGGTAATGCATTTGCATTAACAATAACTGTTCCAAGGGCTGTTGCTGTTGCAATGCCTGGTGGTATTTCTGTTGATCCAAAGAATAATCCAGAACCGCCTTGAGCTGTTCCTGCAGCTACACCAGATGGTTGATCTGCAAGATTTTGTACTAATGTACCTAAGCCAGTGCCAGCCGCAATGCCAGTAGGTTGATCTGCAAGATTAAATGCAGGAGAACCTTGAGCTGTTCCTGCTTCTTGTCCTGGTGGAATTTCAACAAGATCAATATTTCCTCCTGGTCCTGTATGTAAGGTACCATTGTAGGCTTTCATTGTTCCAGAGTATCCTTGATTCAAAGGTCCAAGTCTTACGACAACTGAATCATTTGAAGTATCTGGTCTTGGGTTTTCTATTACATTGCTTCCAGTATTTTTAAAATATTTAGAGGGA